ATTGAAAAATCTCAAAAAATTCATGGGAAAAAATATGATTACTCCAAAGTAAATTATATTGATGCTTACCAAAAAGTAGAAATTATCTGCCCAGACCATAAATCATTCTGGCAAAGACCCACTTATCATTTAACTGGTAGTAATTGCCCCACTTGTGCTAATTTAGGTGTGTCTGAAGCTGAAACACAATGGCTTAATTCTTTAAATATTAAAAATCGTCAATATCATACTACCATTAATAATAAAAAATATATTTTTGATGGCTTTGATCCAAATACCAATACTGTCTATGAATATAATGGAGATTATTGGCACGGTAATCCACAAATTTACTCATCCTCTGATGTTAATAAAAAATTAGGAGAAACTTATGGCCAACTATATCAACAAACTATAGATAAAGAAAATGCCATCAAAAATGCAGGATATAACCTAATTGTTAAATGGACTACAGATATTATTGATGAATGGAAATATAGAATATGAAATATAAATTTATATCAACTCAAGATTTTATAAATAAAGCAAATATTATTTATAATAATAAATATAAATATGATAAAACTATCTATCTTAAACAAAAAGAAAAAGTTACTATTACTTGTTTACAACATGGTGACTTTCAAAAAACTCCATATGCTCATGTTATTGAAAAAAAAGAATGTCCAAAATGTAGTAGACAACAAAATGATAAAAAAAGAACTTATAATACTCAAGATTTTATAAATAAAGCTCAAAAAGTTTTTGGAAATCAATATGATTACTCAGTCTCTAATTATATTAGTAGTGAAAATTTAATAAATATAAAATGTTTAATACATGGAATCTTTTCACAAAGACCTTCAGATCATTGGAAAAAAATCGGTTGTAAACAATGTGCCATCCAAGAAAAAGCAAATCAATTAAGATATACTAAACAACAATTTATTGATCTAGCTAATAAAAATCATGGTAATAGATATAATTATGATAAAGTTGTTTATAAAAATTATCATACAAAAGTAGAAATTATTTGCTCTCAACATGGTTCATTTTGGCAAAAACCAGCTTATCATATAAGCTGTAAAAGTAATTGTCAAATATGTGCTAAAAGTGGTTTTTCTGAAGCAGAAATTACTTGGCTTAATTCTTTAAATCTATCTCTTGAAAGACAAAAAGAAATATTTGTTAAAAATAATAAAAAATATAGATTAGATGGTTATGATCCACTAACTCATACTGCATATGAATTTCATGGAGATTATTTTCATGGAAATCCACAAATATATAAATCTAATGAAATTAATGAAAAACTACAACTAACATTTGGAGAGCTTTATCTAAAAACTAAGAAAAAAGAACAAGATATTATTGACTTTGGTTATAATTTAGTTGTTAAATGGGAAACTGAGATTGACAAATAAAAAAGCCAAGAGAAATTAACTCTTGGCTTTAAAAATATCTTTTTATTAAGATTAGAAAAGAGGCACTCCACCAGAACCAATGTCAATAAGACCTGATGCTGTAAGAGATCCACGATAACCATTTTGACCTGAATCAACCATTTGCTCTATGTTGACAATGCCATTTCCAGAAGTAATATTAACAATACCGTTTGGCCCAGCGCCCATGTGTTGTACTCCTCTTTCTCCTCCAACTGCTACTGGAGAACCAGATCCGTTATTAAGAACTGAGAAAATAGTTTCTGCTTCCCATTGCATATTATCCATAATAACCCAATCTGAGACATTATAAGTATACTCAATAGAGTTGATCCAGACTGATTTTATTACTGTAGAAATTTGACTACCTACATTTCTTTTTTGTTTGTCAAGAATAACAATATCAAAAGGATACACTTGAGAGGCTACATGAACGAAACCTCTACTAAAAGCTTCGGCAATACGAAGACGATCGTATCTAACACGAGAACATGAGCCCTTAATAGTTGTTGATTGATTAGGAACTGAATTTACGTGCCCATCAGTACCTACTTCATCGATCATTTTAATATTTCTTGACTCGGTAATTTGTAAACTTTGAATAGCACCAACTACACTATTACTTCCAGCTACGGTTACAACGATATTTGGACTGATGCTGGTTGAAGTTTTATTAACATTAGAGCCTGAAACTCCTTGAGAGGATCCTGTATTAGGTGCGGTACTCATTGTTTATCTCCAAAGATAAAAGGGTAATCATATATATAATTATTTATTACCTAAATATCTATTAAAATATTATTTATTTTTATTTGTATGTCTAATTCTAGTAATTCCATCTATTTGATTTTGTTTAGCAGAATAGGGTCTTAAATTATTTAGGGCCCAACAATCTTTAAATTGTTGATCATTAACAGAAGTATAAAAGAAATCTGCATGAGGAATAATATGATCTAACTGCCAAGTCCAAGTAGTTGGATCTTGATCTTTCCAGGTAGATTTTTTATAAATTCCATGATTATAACAATTCATCCAATCTTCAAATTGAGAAAAAATATGTCGTTTTAAATCATTAACATTATATCCCAAATATTTTTGATAACAAATAATATTTTTAGTTTGATGAGGATGATTTAAATGATAGCGATAAAATGAAGCAATTTTACTTCTAATAATTTGATAATTTTGTCCTAACCCTTCATATTTTTTATCTTCTAGTTCTATTAACTTTCTATTTTCTTCTTTTCTATGTTGTTTAAAAACTTCTCTTAATTGTAATTGTTGATAATGCTGAAAGTTAACTTGATCAATGGTTTCTTCTAAATTTCTAATATTTTTTTGATCTAAATAAATTTGACAAGTTAAGCAATGTGAAGAATTAATAAAATTATCTAGAATTTTATTTTTATTACAAGTTAAACATTTTTTAAATATTTCTGGTAGAATATTTCTTTTTCGTTTATCTGGATTATTTAATTTTAAATTCTTAAGAAGACATCTGATATTATCAATAGAAACATTCAATTGATCAGCTATTTTTTGTAAACTCCATTGTTTATTAAATAAATTAATAATAAGATTAATTTGATTGTTAGAAAATTGGTAAGTTTTGGGTAATTTCAATAAGTTATTTTCGGAATAGATTCTATTAACTAATCTTTCATCCATTTTCATTTTTTCGGCTACTTTATATAAATTATAAATTTTACTTAATTGAATAATTAAATTTTCTTGTTGTTTAGAAACTGGAGTTAATTTATCTTGATTTTTAGGAATTTTGATTTTATAATAGTCTAAATATTCTGCAACAGTGCAAGGATGTATAAAATACATTTCAGCAATTTCTACAATAGTATAGTTTTGTCGTAATTCAATAATTTGTAAAATTTGCTGTTGTGTTAATAATCTAGATTTCATACAACCTCAATAAAAAAAAAGCCAATCTATTAAGATTGGCTTTTAGAGATATAAATTAATTTTTAAAGTTGACCAAGATCAACAATAATATAAATATAATTAAGAGGATATGAGGGTTGAATTGCCACAGTAATATTATATTGCGTTGGATCTACAGTATCTTGAGATACATTAAGATTTGCATAAGCAGTTATAATATTTTGAGCTACTAAGCTATTTAAAATTACCACAGCTTGAGTATTAAGAGAAGATGCTGTATTTTCATCTTGAGGTTGTCCAATAAAGCCTTGAAAACCAGATCTTAATACTTTAGCAACTCTATCTCTAATAAATACTACTGATAATTGTTGCTCTTCGGTAAAGCCAGATTGACTTGTAGTGATGCCATACACCACTTTTCCACCACCAGCCACAGGTTGTAATACAGTTACACCAGCAGCAATTAGTTGCATTAGAGTAGCAGTAGAGAACTGTTTATTTGACAAAATACTAAAACCACTAAATACTTTATTAGTAATTGGATTTTGAATATTAATATCTGCTGATTCATATCCAGCAGCAGCTGCAGCAATATAGAATCCATCTAGAATTACGTTATCTCCACCTACTTGCACTACAATTTGATCTGGATAGAAATATACACAACGATAAGTTTCACCATAAGCATTTGGCACAGAATAATTAGCAAGATCTTCAATATTACCAGCTAATACATCTGTAACAGTGGCTCCTTGAATACCTTCTAGAATACCAATATTTTCTACAGCAGCTAATGAAGTGCCATTTAAATTATTAGGAGTTAATCCATTAATAGCGCCAATAAATAATACTCTTTCTTTTTTATTAAGAATATTACTCATAGTTAAGCAATGAGATAAAGCATTTTGAAAGATAACAGAGATGGTTTGTAAAGGTAGAGGAACTAAGATATCACATTCTACTGTTTCTAATGAGGCTAAAGCAGCTTCCCAACCAGCATCATAGAAAGAAGCATCACGAGCATCTACAATGGTAACTCTTAGACCATTACCATTAGGAACTACATTTTTATTAATAACAATATAGTTAGAGACTCCTGTTGGGTCCAAGATTTCATATTCTAGACCACTTTCAGAAACAATAGCTTTTTGTAAAGTAATTTGATGGCCAGAAACTCCGATGATATCATACAGACCATTATTGCCTTCAGGTAATGCTGGAGTACTAACTAAAGATCCATTAATTTGAAGTTTATAATTAGTAATATTTGGAATGCTGCTAAAATTAATAGAAGCAGAATTTAAAGTAGCTGTTCGAGTATTAGGTCCAGAAGTTACTAAAACACCATCTGTAGCTGATCCTCCAGTTATTGGTAATCCTGTAAAAGCATTAGTAACAACAAAGGCAATAGGTGTTTCATTAGCAAAATCTGATAGATATTGTGGTTGAAAGTTAAGATTACCTGAAATATTAGTTCCATCAGCTACAATATAGCAAACTCCATCGTTAACTGCAGTAATATGAAAGTATCCAAAATTAGCTGAGTTTTTAGTTTGGATTACATTAAGAACTTTACCTACATCTTGTGTATTAAAAGTTACTGAAGGGGATGAAAATGTGGCTTGATTATGAAAGGCTGGATTTCTGGCAACATATCCATCTTGTCCAAAATTTAAATCTTCTAAAGATTGAGTAACTGTATAAGAATAAGAATAACCAGCTGGAGTTGCAATATTACTTTGAATAAATTGTGTAGAAGTTGGTTGACCAGATGTATCTAAAGTATAATATGGAAATTTATTAGGTAGTATTTGAGTTTCTACATCGGTGGCATTATTAGTGACAAAGAAATGAATATCAGAATTAAAATCTGGTACTACACCTAGTGGTAATGGAAAAATAAATTCATTATTATCAGGAGCTAAAGTATTAACTGAAGGAGATAAAGTATAAGAAGTCCTACGTGGTAGTGGAGGAGCTGCTTGCACACATAGCAAGCTAGGAGCATTATTAGCAAAAGCTAATTGAGCACCTAAAGATAAAACATTAGTTAAAGAGGGAGTGCCAAACATATTAGTAACAGCACCTAAACCAGCTAAAGTAACTGGAGAGTTAAGAAAACTAGAAACTATATAATTGGCAGTTAATGAATCATTTCTATTTAATACACCGCTAGTAACAATTACAGTAAAAGCATCTCCTTGACGGAAAGGAGAGACTGTAGTAGAGCCTGACATAGTTTCAGTAATGGAGAAGCTTAAAATTCCATTAGATACTACTTGACCATTAGCAATCCAGACAATAGGATTGCCATTAGCATCTAATTGAGCTCCTGAGACGGATCCATAAGCTAAGAAAGTAGCGGTGCCAGCAATGGGTTGATTGAGAGAATTTCTTTGAACGGAAGAGCATCTAATGGTCCAAGTTTCATTAGGAGCATTAACATCAACAAGAGTTAAATTATTAATAGATCCTAAACCTACGTTAGTAGAAAGTGGAACATAGAAAGAGCCGCCTTGATCTTTTAGTTGAGCAGATTGCAAAACTAATTGACCAGTAGTAATATCTATAATATAGTCATA